TATAGGCAGGTTTTATATTAACCGCATCGGTTAACATTCTATATTCTTTTAAATACGTTTGAATGTTACCTAAAAGAGCAGGTGAAGGATATTCTAATTGTTTTGAACTATTTAATCCTAAAATATAAAGACTAACTAAAACTTGGTCGTTTTGATTTATATTACCATTAGTCTGCATGTTTGGAGCAAACGTAGCATCGTCTTTTGTTATATAAGCTTTTGAAACCTCACCATACTGAGCTGGCATGCTTAAAGTTCTTGCAAGATAATCTTCTTGAGTAACTGCTCTTAACTGAGTTGCATATTCATTAGCTATATTCTGCCTCAATTCTTCTACAGAATCACCATCACCACCTCCAGAAGCGGGTTCTGGATTATTAACCACAATTGTATTTTGATATGTGGTATTTCCTGATACAGTATAAGAAGATAATTCTGTTAATTGACCTGTTAAAACATTTGCACTAGCTCCTCCACCTACAAGATATTGAAAAGTTATAGATGTATTTTTTGGAGCTAAACCATATGTTTGTGTAGTTACAAAATTAGTAGGATCAAATGAGCTAGATAGTGTGCTTAATCCTCCACCCGTTAATCCTACACTAACTGAATTAGGGTTTGGAATAATAGCTGTGTCTGCAACAGAATTTATACCTGCACCAAACTCTACTTCTAATGTACCATCAGTTCTAAATCTAGAAACAAATCTTCTAGATACTGGCAATTTTTGAATCATATAAGGAACTTGATTCTGATATTGATACAAAGAAGGATAGTTTACTGACGTGTTAGCAACTGGTTTTAAAATATAGTCCTGTGCTAAATAAGGCACTTCATACCAAGTATTGCCATTTGAATCAGTAGCATCTAATATTGTTATAATAGATGTATCAGATATGGCTATAGTAGAAAATCTTTGAGCAGTACCAAAATTAAAGGTTGTAGTTTTTACCTGTCCTGATATAGCTTTTACACTCTTTTTTAATAGATAACTTTGAGGATCATTACCGCTTAGAGTATATACTTCAACTGTTGTCGGGTCATAAGATGATGACTGAGTAAAATCAACTTTTTGAGGCACATAAAAAACAACAGAAGGGTCAACATTTGATTTTATTTGCATGCCCTGCTGTATAGTCATTGCGTAAGTAAAGTCAGGCACTTTATTACCTGGTGATCCTACAGAAGGTACCTGTTGGTAAACATCTAACATTACTGTTGCAGCAGAAGTAACTTTAGGTCTATAACCAAGCATATAAGCCATGGTATAAAGATTGTTCTTCTGCTTAGCATATTGTAAATAAGTTTCTTGTAGTTGGTTGTCAAGATAGAAAGAGAGCACATCACCTACATAAGATGCCATATCAATGAACATGCTACCAGGCGAAGCCTGAGTAAAATCATTGTAAACTGTAGGATAGTATGCTCTAGCGTACTCTATTAAGTCTGCCTTAAATGAGGAGAAGTCTTTGTTTAGGTACTTAATATCTTTCTCTTGCTGGGCCATGTTACATATTTTGTATTGTTAACGTAACTGAGTCGTTTTCGTTTGATCTTAGCAGTCTATAACTGAATCTTATATTTATTGAATTATAATCTGGTTCACCTGTGACTTTTAATTCCTTTATTTCAATTTGGGGAAAATTGGCTTCTATTTGAGTTTTCATAGACTGTTGAATATCTTCAAAGGTATCAACGCCTATTTGCTCAAATAATCTAGCTCTTAAACCAGCGCCAAAAGTAGGATTAAAAGGCCTCTCTCTTGGATCGGTTAAAAGGTAATTAATCAGATTATATTTTGTTTGATCTTTAGTTGTATACACAGATGAAAATACGTTCTCAGCATCAAAAGGGATTTTAACTCCTATAGCTGTAGAAGGTTTAAGATCTAGGGGCGATATCTTTTTTAAGCCATATGCCATTAAATAGCTCCTTTTTCTTTAAGTTTACTCATAAGACCACTAAAATCAGGAACCTCGTTTATCTGTACTGCCGCTAGATTAGAACTAGGTCTAGCTGTAGAAAGCATACTATTTACGTCCCCTACTCTGTCTTGTTTAGGTTGAAAAGCCATAGCCGGATGTACATTTTCAGTTGTCATAGAAAAGTCCTCAGAAAGCATATTCTTGGCAGTATCATTTAAAAGAGCTGCCATAGGATTGTTTCCTGCAAATTTAATTGGTTTACGTATAGAAGAGACTGTATTTAATGTTCCAGGTATCTTGGATTTAACTTGTTCTTGAAGAGCTTTTTTAGGATCAACTATAGGACCTTTAACCTCACTAAGAATTTTAGGTAGTTCTTCGCGGAGTACAGTCTTTAGTTCCTCTCTAATTAACTTTCTAAGTACATCTATCTGTGCCATATTTTATAAATATTTTAGTTCTGAATTATATTTGATGTATATTTTGAATTTGGATCAGTATCTTTTAGATCTTTTCCCAACTTTTGTTTTTGCTCACCCAGCCGTTTTCTTACTTTATTACGTAGGGCTTTACCTCCTGGTAAGTTATTCATAAAGGTAGATATGTCTGATATATTTGAATCATCCAATAATCCAGCAACCTGAGTAGGATTTAAATCTATGTCATTTAAGGTGATATCTGGATCTCCTAAATAATTTAATGACTCTATTATTACTTGAGAATCTTGGGTATTTAATCCGCCTAAACCAACGTTAACAAGGCCTTTAGAAACTAATAAAACTTTTACTTCATTTATGATAATAAGATCTAGTGACGCAAAGGTAGGAGTACTTTGAACAGCTATAATATTATCTGATCCCCTAGCTATTCCGTACCTTCTTCTTAAACTTATTCCTTCATCAACAACTTCTTCTGTTACAATTTCTATCGTGTATCCTCCAAATGTTTTATCTACTAAATTTTTAGTATTATTATAATCGTCTAAGAATTTTTGTAATTGAGATCTAGTATTATTTAAATCATCAATCGTGTTTTGCATTTCTTTAGCTAAATCAGGACTACAGGATTCAATATTTAAAACTATAGCTGATAAATTTTGAATTATTGTAGTTAGAGCACCAACTAAACTAGTAACAAATATAGCAATTAAGTTAAGAACTAAATTCAGTTGCTGCAGTCTTTTTATTGGTTTATCTATACCTTGTTCTTTAACTACATTTTGACTTACATCTGCAGCAGCTGTTGTAGCACCTACAGGAACAAAAGCAGCTGGTAAAGGTATTCCAAATAAGAATTTTCTGATTATTGTAAATACTTTTATTAATAATAGGCCTAATTTTATTATTGTTCTAGCTAAATTTATATATCCTAAAACTTTTTTAGCAACAGTATTTACATTATTAACTTTTTTTATTACCTCTTTTAATAGAATAACTACTTTAGGACCTGGTGTTATGTACTTATTAATTATGTTAATCTGTTCTTGTATTCTATTACCAGCTATTAAATTAGCGGCATTTAATAAAGATGCAGCTAAATTCAAAGAAATTATAGAAGAGCATATAATTCTAACTTTATCAATAAAATTAATGACTTTTTGAACCTCTTCTACAGGTATATTTCTTACATTAGTATAATCACTAAATTTAGCTAGTGCATTATCCAGATAATTAGTTGCAGTTGACATCTCAGGAAATTCCTTTAAGATATCTGGATCATTAAGGCCTTCAGAAGAACTTAATAAACTTTCCATATTTAAGTTTATGGAGTTTATAAGTTCAATTAATCCTAATCTACTATCTTGGCCTGTAGCACTACCGTACTGGGAATAATATTGATCTATTTTTTGCTGTATTTTAAAAGCAAAATTTTGTATATTCCAAATTTTGATCTGTTTAGGAGTCGCATTTTCTGGAGGACCATTTGGATCAAATCTATTTGGTGCTATGTTAGTTTGGGTTGCTGAGTAATTTATTAGATTGCAAAAGTCCACATTTGATATGTCTCCAATTACATTTACGACTCCTTTTTGCGTAATTTTTTCTAATCCTATGGCATTAGGATTTATTTCTCCCTTACCATATAAAATAGTATTACTTTGTGTTTGCGCACTAATTATAAACTTACCAATAATACCAATAATTTTTTCTAGGCCTTTAGCCGTAGTTGTATTGATATTTAACTTTTCATTACCTAAATTTACTATAGCCATATTAAGTAGTAAATGTGGTTTTAGATAATATTGGATTAGTTTCTGGTGTTAATCCTAACACGTTTGTAATTCTAGCAGATTCAGCATTTATAATTTGACCAGCTGAAGCAATAGCTTGCATACTAGCACCAAGATCAGATTCTGATACTTGTGCCATGAGCATACTAGCATTTTGTAATTGCTGTAATAATTGTCTTAATATTAAAGTTAATTCTGTTCCTTTTACAACTGGATTACCATCAGATTCAGCTTTTCTACCTAATTCTATTTTAGGAGAATCAATCAATACTTTCTCACTGGAGTCTAAATTGATAGTTGCAGGAGAAGATAGTGAAATAGCGGCTTTGCCAAATAGAAATATTGCATCTGTTTTAGAGTGTAATAAAACTCTATCAGAAGATAAAATTAACTGGTTATTTAGATATGGAAATTTTGGCTTAAGCATTTCCTAAAGTATTTGAATCTTGTTCAGCTGCAGAAGTACCAAAATTAGATATAGGAATTTTTACAGCCTCTGTTGTATTTGAAACAATAGGATTAATTGTAACACCAAAAGAGTTTAAAGGAAACCCTAATAGAGAAGGCATATCAACTTGTTGAGTTGATGTCATGTAAATAGAACTACCATCTCGATTAATATCCTCTACTGTAGAATCAAATTTATATAGTCCAGGTCTGTTAGCTTGCTGATTAGTTATAATAGTAATAGGACTACCGTTATCTCCGGAATTAGACCAGGTATTTTTGTTCTTTAATACAGGTACCGTACTACCAAATCTTATTGACTGACCAAAGCGGGATTGTAATATGATATCGCCTTCAAAAGGTTGTAGGTTTCTAATTTCGTTCTTTTCTTGAAATGTAAATCCTAAAGGAAATTTTGGTGATTCTGTACTATCTCCACTATATTCTGGTTTATTTGCATAGTTATTTAAAAAATCAGCGTATTCTCCCATATTAGGAAAAGCACCATGATTAGGATTATTCCAAATAGAATAGGGAGGAAAGTAAAAAAACTGTTGACGACTATATCTATCATTTAACTTTTCAGTAGGACCTACCATAATGAGTACAATCTCATTTAGTACGGGATACTGTTTTATAAAGCTAAAAATAGGATAGGCAGGTTCAGATACTGCATCAGTTTTTGAAGTACTTAATGTAGAATATAATATCTCGTATCTTATTTTACCGATATCTGAAGGACCGGTGTAGTCTTCATCTGGTTTATTAGTATTAGATATTAAAGGTCCTAAAACTACTTTTTTTACTCTTCCAATGATAAAATACTGGCCTCCTGTTTGGCCTAAACTGGAATCAAATTTATTACCAAATAAATATCCTGTGGCCATTAAGCGCTAGGTAATTCTTTGAGGGTCTTTCCTTTTAAGTCCGTAACCTCAGAGAACAGCTGCTCGATGTCTTTTTCAGTCAGAACACCAGAGTCCTGGCCTGTCTCCTTTTTCTTTTCTTCTGCTTTCTGGAATAGTGTGAGGATCTTCATTAGGACCTCATCGTTCTTAAGACTGGAGTCCATGAATCCCTTAAGGAGAGGCACTATTACAATGGCATCACCAGGTGATTCAATCATGTCTACCAGCCTGCCAATCTCCTGTTTGATCAGTCCATCCTGACTTTTATGCTTATTATAGACCTCTTCTACGAGGTCAGATACAGTCTTTCCCTTGAATATCTCCTTTTCCAGTTCCATGACGTTTTAGAATAAATATTAAAAATCATTATTTTCTAAATAGTCATTGAGGATATCCTTATATATTAGTTTTAGCTTCTTTATGACCTTGGTAATAGTGTTAGACTGGGCGTCTGTCATCTCTTTTACATAGATAAAGACCGCTTTTTTGTTAAAAATGTCAATATTCTCGCGTTTTTTGAATATTTCTACAAGTGCATCTGCTACTTTTATCTCTTCCTCCTTTTCAAAAAGGTCAAGTAGATTGTCATCCACATATTTTATAAATTTTTCTACAACATCCATTTTATCCATTTCCGGCTCTGGTTCCCTTATAAAAAAGTTAATTGAGTCATCGTCGTCGTGTTCTTCTCCTATTTCAGCTTTTGAAAGAAACTTTTTGTAGTTCTTTTGGTTGTATATAATTAAATACCTTTTAGCTATGGTCCCAAAATAGGAATACGCCTTACCTTTTGATTGATTATACAGATCTAGCTTCTGAAGTAGAAACGAGATCACCTCGTATTTCAGATCCTCTATGTTGTCCACCTCAGTGTAATAAAACTTAAAAGTATGAATGATGTTCTCCACTAGCTTATAAAAGCCGTAGTGAATGTATTCATTGTAAATCTTATTACGCTCAGCCTGATCTGTACAATTTCTGTACCTTATAATAGCCTCTTCAGTTTCTTTTGTGAAGTAGTTGTTCTTTGTTTTTGGCTTTCTCTTTCTCGGCTCGCCCTTTTTGGTTAGCAAAGGCGCTTCATTCTGCACATCTATCATATTATTCTTCTATAAAATCGTTTATCCTAGACTGCATAACCTTTACGTTTTCCATCAGACCTAAGAACTCTGGATCAGACTGCACCCAAAGCTTTGAATCAATTTGATTGGCACATGAGTTGATTTCTTTCATGCAGCCTTTTATCTGATCGATAAAAATCTGTTGATTGAGGACCATAACCTCGAGCTTCTTATTCTTGTTGTAAAGATTCCAGATAATGTAGCCTATTACGCTACCTATCCACAGAACTATTGATACTATTGCAATTTCCATAATTATTTGTTTTGATTTTCTATTTGACTTGCCATAAGATCTGCCTGATGCAGAATGTAGGGAAGAGCGGAACGCAGTCTATTATCTGGATTAAAGGTCATATAATATGATTTGTTAGCCTCCTCATAAAGACCATCATGGATCTTAATGGCAATAAATTCATTTTCTGTAACCTCGATTCCAGCTTGCTGAAGATAGAACAGACTACGATCAGCAATTCTCATATAGGTTAAATTTGGATTGTACTTATAGTAGGCGCCTTGCTTTTCTATATGCCACTGAGAATCATTAGGCAGATACATAGGTTGTTCATTTGTACCTAACTTCCCTAAATCATGATTAATCGCTGAGAACACTAATTCTTCTGTCGTATAGGTCTTTTTCTGGCCGAACTTATCCCAAACCTTTTCAATAACAAGAGCAGCTTCAGTGACTCGAATCACATGATCCAGATAACCACCAGCAAAACAATTGTGATTGTCCAATTTGCTAGATGCAGGACTAATGATCAAAGTCTCTTCTATTGTTTTATAGAAGGCTTTAAGATTATTGGCTCTATCTTTAGAGATATACTTATCAATTAAAGCATAGAATTTATTCCGGTTCTCAAGAATCTGTTCCTCAGTGAGTTTAATCATTGACATAACTTTTATTGGTTAAATTAAAATTGTTGTTCTTCTTCTCTATTAATTAGCACTTCTATCTCTTTTAGTTTTGCTTCTATTCTTTCTAAATGTGCGTGTAATTCTTCTCTAGATCTACCTGTAGATACTAAAGCTCTTTGACTATTAATAAAGTTATTCAATTCGAATATCTTTTTTAAAACTGCTTGTTTGCTTCTCATTATTATAAATTTAATTTATTTTTAACATAAAATGCCATATCATCTATAGAGTGATAAGGAATACATGCAATACCCCCTTCTATTTTTTTACCCTCTTTTAGTTTTTCAAATGTTTGAGTTATGTATAAAATTTCAAATACTTCACCACTAGAATTAGTTAATAATACCATTGGATATCCAATTTCATTAACTAGAGCCTCTAAACTATCGCAATTATCCGGATCTTCCTCACAAGTGCTAAAATGATATTTTATACCGGCTTTTGAAAACATTTCTTTTAAGCTAGCACATCGGTTACAACTTTCTAAAGTTACTATTTTAATTGTCATAAAAACTTTTATCTATTTTTTGAAGTATTTTTAGCCAAAATGCTTTTTCTTGATCATCCATATTATCAAGATTCATTTCTAAATAGAAATATAATCCATCTAAATCGCTTTCTTTTATTTCTACTTCTTTTTTTTCTTCTTCCATAAAATACACCTATTTTTAGAGTATTTGCATTTTTGACCTCGTTTTTTGTTCTAGATTTATATCTAAGTGCTCTAGCGGACTATACCGTCGGATTCTACCGATATTCACTTAGACTTTCGTCAAGTACTATATTTTTATACCTGAAGCATTAT